ATTCTTCTACTTGATCATGTATTAACTTTTGCATCTGTCTAGCTGCTTCTTTAGCAGGAGACATTTCTAATACTTGAGGATTAGGAGATGGCCCTTCTACAATATTAAGATCAGAGTTTTTAACTTCTTCTTCAAATAAAGCTTCCCCAGAAAAAGTAGCTCCGGGTTTTAAAACCTTACCATCTCCATCATAACCAATATCAAAAGTATTAACTTTTTCTTCTTGTATTGGTTGATCTGGTAGACTTGTTTCTAAACTAGGAGTAGCATCTATGTGAGCATAAGTAGAAACTCCTTCTGGTATCTGTGTTTCTCTTACACCTATAGGAAACTTACCTGTTCCAAATATC